AAAAGTTGTACACACGTTTGTTAGGAATATGTGGTGACGTTTTTCTTGTAAATAAACACGCCTTTCAAGACAAAGATACATTAGATATTACTGTATTGAATGGTAGTGACATTGATAATTTAGAACACCAAAGGAGATTTATATATGAAAAAAGACAATCTGTCCAATTTCAGGATGATTTCATTCTTTTCCGTACTCCAGGTTTGAGAGTTAAAGATTTATCTAAACACCTCAACAGTAGAGAGTCAAAGCCATTGGAAACTGCTATGGCACGTATTTTAAATAAAGAAGTACGCGTTTATAGGTTGCCACATGCACTTGTCGCAAAAAATGTTGGCGAAAGAGAAGACACTGTAATTAGTGATGGTTTTACCTACGAATTTTCCGGTCATTTTGCTGGAATGTGTGGTACGCCCCTCTATGCCAAGATAGGCAATGGTGCAGCTTTAATTGGTATCCATACTGCTGGTGCTGAGAATTCTAAAGATTCTTATGCAGCGGCAATATATAGGGAAGATGTTAAAGAAGCTCTTGTAAGATTAAATGGCATTTCGGTATACACTGAAGTATGTTCCTTAGAACCCCCAGTAGATCTTTTTATGCCACCGGCAAAATCTTTCATTAATTATGAAGAGATGCCAGGTGTAGAGTATTATGGACATGATGGCAAACACGTTATGTTGAATAACAAATCAAGGTTAAAAAATACTAAATTTAGTAAAGAATTGCCTATGTTTTTCCATAAACATTTTGATTATGTTCCAGAAGAAATTTTTGATAGACCGATAATGAAACCTCGAATGATTGATGGTGAATTTATCAGTCCATACAATGTTGCAGTTAGGAAAATAGGGATTTCTTCGAAACCTCTTAAGACTGCTGTTTCTGCTAAAGTCATAAGTATACTTTTTAAACATATACATTCTGGCTTGATTAGTAGAGGTTTGAAAGAATTGAAACCATTAGATATAACTACCGCTATAAATGGTGCTATTGAAGATGGTTATTTACGTAGAATTAACTGTTCTACATCACCGGGCCATGGTTTCACAGGGCTTAAAGGTGATCACATTCCTATAGTAGGAGAGGAAGACAATTTTGTCGTCCGAGAGCCTACTTTGGATCTCAAACTGAAAATATTGAATTCGTTAGAACAATATTTTGAAGGTGGTACCAGTGGTTTTGTTTATAGAACACAACTTAAAGATGAACCTAGGTCCACTGTCAAAGTACGTGCTGGTAAGACTCGCGTTTTTTATATGATGAATCTTACGGATTTGATTTTGTCTCGTATGTTCTTAGCTCCTTTTTATACTCTTATGGTACAATATGCTGATTTGTTTTTTACAACAGTTGGTATTAATATGCATAAAGA